AGTGTCAAAGACTAGAAGTCCCATTTATCGTACTTTAACCTTTGCAGTCCTATTTATCGTACCTTCAAACCGCCACTCACCTTGCCCGTTAGCAGTCCGCTTTATCGTACTATTGATGCAGTCCTATTTATCGTACCTCTTACCCAACCCATAATTAGCATTATACACTATGTAATAATCATTCCTAATTTTACAAAAAGTACAATCTGTATTATTGACTTTATACATATTGTAAAGTATAATATAATCATAGGGAACGGAAGGCACGAATGATGCTCCTAAGCCGTGGTCAGGCGCGTGAAGCGTTACGGATAGGTTTGCGTGACTGCTAGCTCATTTCCTTCCGTCACCCTTAACATGGTAGAACTCTCTAAGAGTAACGGAAAACTGGTCATTGGACGTTAATGGGGTTGTGCCCATTTCTACCACCACGGTTCAAACTATGAGCTTCATCCGGTGCAAAAGCCATAGAGCCGCGCTAACACGCCTGTTAGCTTGATGGTTTTATAGGTTTGTCATTTCTCCTACTCCCACCATCCAAAAGGACAAATGGTCGAGTCCTCGGCTTAATATTAAATATGAAAGGAGTGTATTACAATGTCAATGTGGTGGGATTTAAAGAACACATTATCTTATAATGCGCTCTTTAATTTTGTAGTTGGTTCTCGTGGTTGTGGTAAAACTTATGGCTTTAAGAAATGGGCTGCTGAAGATTTTATCAAAAACGGGAATCAATTTATTTATATTCGCCGCTATAAAACCGAAATGAATAAGAAAGCCAAAGAAAATTTCTGGGCGGCAGTTGCTCATGAATTTCCTGACCATGAGTTAAAGGGAACACCTGAAGGTGCTTATTACATAGACGGTAAATTAGCAGGTCAAACTCGTTACATTTCAAGTGCAAAATCTGAAGAACTCCCACTTGTTAATAAAATCTGCTTCGATGAATTTATCTCCATGGATGAAACCCATCATGGTTATCTTAAAGATGAAGTAACATTTTTCTGTGAATTATATGAAACTATTGCACGTATGCGCCGAGTAGTGGTATTCTTCTTTGGCAACGCTGTTACATGGGCAAACCCATATTTTACAGAATTCGATATTAAAAAGCCAATTAACAAAAAGCAAATTGCTACAACTAGAGAGGGCTTAGTCTTAATCCAAATTGTTAATAATGAAGAATACATAGAAGCAAAAGAGAAAACTGACTTTGGTCGTTTGATGAAAGGCAGCAAGTTTGGTAAATACGCAGTTCATAATGAATTTTATCTTGATAGTGTAGTCGGCATTGCTAAGAAAACGCCTGAAGCTAAATATCAATTTGGTTTTAAGATTCATGATGATTATTTAGGCTTATGGGTAGACTTCTCTTCTGGTAAATGTTATCTTTCTAGAAAATACAGTCCGGGTAGTGGCGTTATTTATGCGTTGACAAATGATGACCATGATTATAACACCATTTTGATTGCACGTACTCCACGCCCTAACTGGTTATTATATATAATTAAACAATATCGGTTAGGGGGTCTGTACTGTGAAGATGAAATAATTAGGCGATACCTGATGGACATTTTGAAGATTGTAGGTGTATAATGTTAGGAGTTGAGTTTATGCCCTTTGTTATTGTTATGGGTTTTATCGCATTTGACATTCTAACAGGGCTGATTAAAGCAAAGCACGATGGTTCTTATAATTCCTCTATCATGCGTGAGGGTGGTTATCACAAGTGCATGGAAATTCTTGCAGTGGTAGGCTCTTATGGTATCGAATACGCAATGCAGTATATTGAGCTTGGTATCCCAATTCCACTTGTAGGTTCCGTGGTTACTTATATTTGCATTATGGAATTTATCAGCATTATGGAGAATATGTGTGCTGTAAATCCTGAACTTTCTGCTCTGTTTAAGCCTTATCTTGAAAAACTTAAAGGAGATGAAGAAAATGAGGAAAGCAAACGGTGATGTTCTTTTCTGTTGGCCTTTAGAGAAGCACATTATCACAGCTGGTTGGACTTACAATGACGGTTCTTCCCACCATGCTATTGACCTGCGCGCTGCTCCCTGCACACCTGTTTATGCAGCTGAGGATGGTGTAGTAAATCAGGTACAGAGCTGGGATGGCAGAACTAAATCTGGGATGCAGTCTTATGGCAACATGGTTAGAATTAGGCATAACAATTATAATGGTTCTAAGCTGGAAACACGCTATGCACACCTTAAAGAATGTCTCGTCAAAAACGGTCAACATGTTTATGAGGGTCAGCTTATTGGGTATTCTGGCGCAACTGGTAATTGCTATGGCGCACACCTTCACTTTGAAGTAATTTACCATGATTGTCGTGTTAATCCTTTGAACTGGTTGGATAGCAATTTTTGTTGTGCAACACAGACAGTAATGAAACATCTTGGTAGTTATACTTCGGTTCCCAGAGAATCTACTAAAGGTGATTTTATTAAGATTCATGCAACTGGCGTTGATATGCAAGCAATTATCGCCCTCTGTGAGAATCTTAAACTTACTTATGAACGGAGTAATAAATAATGAAAACACGTGATGAAATTTCTGCAATGCTTGGTGGCTTTGTCGATGCCAAACCTGATGAACAGGGAACTCTGATTGCTGGTGTGCTTGACGAATTTGATGAATGTCGCAGTGAAGCAGAACAGTTTACCAGCGGTTGTCCAGATGGTGCATCTAACTGGCATGAAGCTTATGACAATCTTCGCAAAGATTATGTTAAAGCATTTCTGAATGATGACAATAAGCCTAATGACGAATATCAGAAACCTGATAGTAACACAATTACAATTGATGAAGCTGCACAGGCTTTTGTCAAGAAAATGTTTGGTAGAAAGTGAGGTGAGATTATGAGTAGACCATTTAGTTATCATGATGAACATTTTGATGTTATTGGAAATATATTGTTTGTTCATTATGAAAGTGTATATGCTTTGCATCCAGGTGTTGGCTTTCTTGACATTCCACCAGAGATTGAAAAACGTTTATTTACAATAGACAATTGCTTTATTACGAGTAGTGAAACCAATAACAACTATGTTGTGCCTATAACTGTTTATGATCACAGTTTTATTGTTAGAATAGATGTACCATCAACTACTGACTTACATCGTTTCTTTTATGCTTGGTATCCACTTAAAGACATTTAAGTAGTTGATACTATGGCCTATTCCTTCTACAACCAGAATATGAGTATCCTTTCTAACGTTCTGGTTATTCATCCCGCCCTAGATAAAGGCAAACTTATTATTGATGGCACTTTGGATATTGAGTGCAACTATTAAGAAAGGTAGGTAATTAAACTATGGCTACTTCTGCTGCTGTTGGTATTATTAACGCTGTATTTGGTAGTGATGCTACTTTTGGTGGCGCTCCTAAGATTGAGAATACTACTGAATCCATTAAATCCGCATGGTCGTTCATCAATTCTTATGAACCGCGTCTGAACTATTTCTGTAATGCTCTGGTTGACCGTATTGGCCTGACCGTTATGCGCTACATTTCTTTTGAAGACCCTTGGCAGGTTTTTGATAAGGGTGTTCTGGGCACTGGCGCTACTGTTCATGAAATTTATGTAATGATGCAGAAAGCAACCCCTTACTTCTCTGCTGACCGTGCTACTAATGACGAAGTTATGAAAGCTGAATTTGGTAGCGACCCTGCTGAGGTTTACACTGCTTACCATGCTGTGAACTCTCGTATTAAGTACAAGGTAACTGTCAACCGTGAAGCTCTGGAAACTGCTTTCATGAGTGAAGCTAATTTATCTGCTTTTGTACAGAACGTCATTGACCAGATTTATAAGCCTGCTGAACTGGATGCTTTCATCATGAAGAAGTATCTGCTGTATCAGCTGGTAAAGAACAAAAAGCTTAAGAAAGTAACTGTTTCTGCCGTTACTGATGAAGCTTCTGGTAAGACCCTAGTTAAGAAGTTCCGCCAGATTTACGGCAAGATGAAGTTCATTTCTAAGGAATATAACGCTGCTGGTATTCCTATGAATACTCCGGCTGAACGTCTGTACACCATTGTTCCTGTTGATATTTCTGCTTCTATTGATGTTGACGTTCTTGCAAGTGCATTTAACATGGATAAAGCAGATTTTATGGGCCATCGTCTTGAAGTTGATAGTTTTGCTCTTAATGAGTATGAAGTTGAACGCTTGGAGCATCTGCTTACTGGTAATGACCCCTCTGGTTCTGGTTCTGTCACTGTTGCAACTGGCGGCGATAAAACCTATACTCACGTTACCCCTGACGATGAAGATATGATTGCTATTCAGGCACTTATGGTTGACCGTGACTTTTTCCAGATTTACACTAAGCTGAACACCATGCGTGAAACTGACCTTGGCTCCACTCTGGATTGGAACTACTTCCATCATATCTGGCGTATCTATTCTGCATCTCCGTTTGCAAACGCTGTGCAGTTTACTACTAAGGCTTGATAATTGACATTTTCTTAAGCATGTAGGCTTATCCTCCTAAAACGTGGGGCGCGCATACGATATCACGCGTTGCTTTGATTATGGCTACCTATAAACAATGTATCACTGACCAAAGCACAATCAGAGTTTCAGCAGGTTATCCACATTATTCTGATGGTTCAGTTCATGGTGGTATTGACACGGTGCACACAAATCATCAATCTTATGCACCAATGGCAGGTACAGTTGAAACAGCCCATACTTGGCAAGGTGGCACGACTGGTAATGATTCTTGGGGTAACTACATTGTAGTTAAAATGAGCGATAACAGCTATTGGCTTGCAGCTCATTTTGTTAGTCAGATTCATAGTGTTGGTGAAACGATTACTCGTGGTCAATATATTGGAGAGCAAGGACAAACAGGTAATGCTAGTGGTATTCATACGCATTGGGAATACTGGATAGGCGGTTATGGTACAGCTTACAGAACTGCCCCCTCTGCCATTCTTGGTATTCCTAATGAAGTAGGTACATGGGATGTTGAATGGGATGCTACAAATCCACCAACACCACCTACACCACCAACACCACCCGGTCCAAGTCCTACTCCTACAGTTAAACGTAAACTTCCAGTTTGGATGATGTGTAAACCACCCTACAGATTTTGAAAGGAGCAAGAACATTGCCGAATATGCAACTTTATATCTGTAAGGGTATCCCTACAGATAAAACCTATAATCATGTGCTTAGGTTTCAGTCTGATTCTTCCCGTTTTGCTTATTTCACTTCTAAATCCGTTCTTCATCTTACCAATTATACTTATCAGCGGTTAGAGCATTATCTCTCTGTTGGTGTTAATGCTGAAACGATTGAACCATGTAATTATATTGTATTTCAGAACGCTGACTTTTCAGATAAATGGTATTATGCCTTTATTGACAAAGTAGAATATGTTGCAAACGAAACCAGCAGAATTTATTTTACTGTTGACGTTATGCAAACTTGGTTTAATCAGGTAACATTACAGCCTTGTTTTATTGAGCGTTCTCACACAAACACTGATGAAATTGGCGATAATATCATCAATGATGAACTAGATACAGGCCCATATATTGACGATATTCAGCAGTACATTGACTTTGATAAGCGTATCTGCATTGTTACAACCTTTGATAAGCCTGAAAAAGATTCTCCCCCTGCATCTGGTTCTTTACGATTTGGAATTTATTCAGGCTGTAAAGAAAACTTCTTTACCACAGCTGAATCTGCTAATGACTTTATTGCTAAGGCTGTAGAAGCTGGGCAAGCTCCTGACGGTATTTTGGGAATTTATATGGTTCCTCTTACCTTTGATAGTGGTAAGTATGATAAGACTTTTGTAGTTCCTAATAATGTAGATGGTTATGTTCCTAAGAATAATAAACTTTTCACATATCCTTATTTTTATCTCCGTTATTATTCTACACAAGGCGATAACCACGTTTTTCGTTTTGAACTTGGAGATAGAAAGAAAAGCCTGCATATTGGATACAATGTAATGTCAAATGCCGGACAGACTACAGCAATGTTTGCAGCAGAGGATTATAAAGGCTCTACTGGCTATAACCAAGAAGATGTTTTTGCAATTAGCAACTGGCCTACTTGTGCTTATAATACTGATATTTATAAGGTATATGTAGCACAGAACTCTAGTTCCATGGCCGTTGAAAATGCAGGTTTGGTAGCTGGTACAATGTTTGCTGGTATTAACCTGCTTACTGCCCCAGCAAAGGATGTTCAGGCTATGAGCGGTAAACATCCCTCTCTTTTCCCTGATAATACTTATGGAGCTATTGAAGGCTTAGCAAATCAAATGCTTAACATTGCTGGCACGCTTGCAAAACGTGATGACATGGACAGATTGCCGCCACAGAGCCATGGTTCTGTAAGTCCTTATTTCCGTTTTACTGATGCTGGTATTTTACCGACAAAGGATGCAAGTGCTCCATATGCTATGGCTAGTTATCATCATGTTACTAAAGAATTTGCAAAAGTTATTGATGACTACTGGACTATGTTTGGCTATCCCATTCACCAAGTTCAGGTTCCTAACATTGACTCTCGAAGAAATTGGAATTATGTTAAAACGCAAAACTGTTGTTGCTTAGGTGATGTTCCTGCGGATGTTTCTACAATGATTAACGACATCTTTAATCGTGGTGTTACATTCTGGCATAATCCCGGTCTTGTTGGAAATTATGAAGCAGACAATTCTATCTATAAACGTATTCCAGAAGTAGGTGAGTAAATGAGTAAACGTTCACAAAAACCACAGCCACCTTGGATTGATTCATATGACTTAACGGTTGCAACTTATGCTAACTGGTTTAATCGTCTGTATGATGTAGCACTTGCAAGATTTAAATGGGAAGGGCTTGAAGATTCTCCTTTATTGGATGAACGATTCATTGAACAGTTTTTGTTCTGGCAACCTTTAATGGCTGGCTATCATGACCCTGTTATGGGTAACTTGATTCTTCCTGCTATGCCCAGTGATAACTTTGACATTATTGGCGACCCTAAATATCTTCGCGCTTATGGTTACAATTCTAATTATCAGAAAAGTGGCCTTAACAAACAAAACTGTGCTTATCTCTGGTGTAATATGCGCCGTTCCCCTGATGCTATTGTCATTAAACAGTTTGCACAACGTCTTACCAATATAGACAGAACGATTGACTTAAACCTTGCTGCACAGAAAACTCCTCGAATTGCTTATGCAAATGAGAATACAAAACTTTCTGTACAAAACTTGGTGTACCAGCAAGATAAATATGACCCTTGGCTGTATCTTAAAGGCAATCCCTCTACTGATGATATTAAGAACATGATTGGTGTTCTTGATTTAGGTGTTCAGTACATTGGCTTGCAGTTAGAGCAGCAGAAAAAAGAAACTCTTGCGGAAGCTCTTACCTATTTAGGCATTGAAAGCAACTATAATATGAAAGCAGAGCGGCAGTTTACTACTGAAGTTCAAATGACCTTAGGTCAGGTAGAAGCAGACCGTCTTTCTCCATTGTATTCTCGCCAGAAATTCTGTAAGGATTATAACAAGCTCTTTGGCACTAATATCTCTGTATCTATGCGTTCCCAGCTTGAATTAACTAAGATTATGGAAGGACGCGAAGATGAAGAGAATTTAAGCGATACCAATATTGAGGATGGTGAAAAGCGATGAGTAAATATACAACTCAATTACGCTTTATCTGTGAATCAAAAGCAGGTATTGTTGAACCTTACACCAATGTTTCTTATTCAGAAATTATTGAGCGTGCTCGGCCTAAAATCTTTAATTTTGATTATCCTATCTGGAATGAGAATAAACGAAAAGAGCTTGAAACCAATATTCTTAAGCATTTCTATACAAATGAAATTGGTTCTGAAACCTTCGGCCTTTGGCAGCTGCGTCTGGATGACTGGATGAACAGCCATATGCCTTATTATAATCCCCTCTTTGAAGCACTTGATAAACAGTATGAAATGTTCTTAACTGATGACTTTTCAATTACCAGTAATGAAAATACTGAACATCATGATGTGAATACAGAGGATAGAACCAAGAATAGTAAGGTCAATATTGGCGGCACAAACAATTCCAATTATACTTCCAATTCTAACAGCAACGGAGAGAATACCAATACCCACACTGATACTCCACAGGGTAGTCTTGATAATTTTCTTGCCGGTAAGTATATGTCTGATGCTGACCATAGTAAGGCGAATTCTGCTAATAATTTTAGCTCTAATGCCAGCTCTAACAGTAATAGCAATACAACACAAGATGATAAGAACAACACAAAAGAAAATCGTGATGGCAATGAGCACCGGATTCTTGACCATGTAGAAAAGGGTTATCGTGGTCGTTCTCTTGTATCTATTATGAACGATTATATGAAAGAAAACACGAATATCTATAATTGTTTATATAGAGATATGGAAGTTCTGTTTATGCGTTTATGGTAAAGAGGTGATTAGGTTTGAAGTACAATCCTTTGGATAAACTTTTCCGTTCTGTAATTCCTGTTGCCTATGATGATAGCATTAGTTACTATGAAATGGTATCTAAGGTTATTGAGGTAATGCAGCAGTATATTGAAACCAGTTCTATTAGTTATGCAGACCCTATTCAGTGGGATATTACCAAACAGTATCCTCGTAACACAGTTGTTGTCACTGTCAATGGTGACGGATATTTAAGTACTCAGCCTGTACCTATTGGCATTGATATTGGCAATGAAGATTACTGGACTAAGATTGGTAATTTCTCAGAACTCTGGGGAAGTGTTAAGCTTGCTATCACTCCCGTTGATGAAAAGTTAAAAACTACTGCAAGTGCTAATCGTAATATTAACGACCTTGTTTGGCTTAATAATGATTTGTATGTAATTCTTAAGCCTATGGATGCAGGTACACGGTATATTGAGGGCACCAACTGTGCTAAGACAACTATTGCTGAACGTTTGCATTATATTCTATCGTTAAAAGTTGCCAAATATAATGAAGATGATACTTCTATTTCTTTTGGTTTCTTTAATCCTAATAATGGCACAATTGTTACTGGTGGAGATATTCATATCTATGATGCTCCTGTTGAAACTATCAAAATTGTCGGCAAATAAGGATAGGTGATATTATGCCAACTAATTATGTATCTAAGTTCAGCCTTAACGACCAAGAAGTAATTGTTAAAGACAGTGAAGCACGTACTGCTGCTACTACAGCAAGCACTAATGCTACTAATGCTCTTAACAAAGTTACTGAATTGGAAAAGCTCTCTCGTGTCGAAGTTTCCTATACGCAAGATACTGAAACGATTAGTATTACTGCTGGCACTCATAATGTCGAATAATGGAGGTAATAATATATGGCTGAAACTACTAATTTTGTAACGCAAATCAATGTTGATGGTACTATCTGCGAAATTAAAGACTTTGTAGCACGTACTGATGCATCTAGTGCTAAGTCTACAGCTAACACTGCTAAGTCTACTGCTGATGCTGCTAAGTCTACTGCTGACACTGCATCCACTAATGCAACTAACGCAGTTAATAAAGCTAATAGTGCTACCACTACTGCCAACACTGCTAAGTCTACTGCTGATGCTGCTGCAAAAGATGCAAGTGCTGCTAAAACTACTGCTAATTCTGCATCTACTAAAGCAACTGATGCACTTAATAAAGTCACTGCACTTGAGCAACTCCCTCGCGTTACTGTTACTTATAGTTCTGCCGATACCACTATCAAAGTTGTTACCACTAATACTCATGCAACTACTTGATATAAAGGGGTGACTTAAATTGGCGAATCCTGTTGTTGACAAATTTAAGATTGATAATTCCGTTTATGATGTAAAAGATACTCAGGCTCGTACTGATATTGCTAAGAAGATTGATAAAATCACTGCTGGCGACCTCAATCAGACTGTTGATGGCAATATGAATCAGACTGTTATTAGGGATTTGAGATTAAGTGCTGGCAATTCATTTAATATTAAGCAAAACAACTTCGATGTGTTTAGCGCAAATGGCAGCTACATTGGAATTGGTACAACTGCCCGTAATATGCCTGTGTCTATTTCGGGAACTCCACGGTTCAAAACGCTAGACCCTACTAATATTGATGATAATTATAGCTATGTTACTATGCGCACTGGACTTGATGATAATGACACTAAGTTCCTTGTAACTCGCACTGGTAAAATTCCTAGTTTTGTTGAGCCATCCCCTGTTAGTATTGAAAAATATCAGAAGTTGAAAAAAGATGGTACTGATGATATTACTGCTACCATTAACACTCACACTAAGAATGAACCTCTGTCTATTCCTGCTGGCACTTATAAGATTAGTGCGCCTTTGCAGCTGAAGCATAGCTTGTATGGTGCTGGTTCTTCTCGTGACCCTGCGCGTGGCACAAGCGATACTATCTTGCGGTATACTGCTAATCCTAGTGCTTTTGGTAGTCAGGGTGTTATTACTGTATCGGGTGATGACGTAACTGGTAACATTGTCATTGCTAATCTAGATATTACTTGTAATGGTATGATTGGCGGCATTGTATTTACTACCAATAAGTACACTGATAACAGCATTTACAATGTAAGTATCAATAAGGTTAAGTCCTATGGTGTTTACTTGCAGCCCAACAGTAGCACTCTGAACCGCTACTGCTACATGGATAATGTAATGGTATGGGGATTTAGCGATAATACTCCGGTGGAACGCTGGACTGGTTCTGTTGCGTTTTTCTGGGGCAATAAAGCTCCCGACTGTGAATGTAATAACCTTGTTAATATGGTGTGTCAAGTTGGTTTTGACTGCCGTACTGATGTATACGGATGCAACTGGACTAGCTATCATGGTATTCCCTCTGGTGGTACAGGTGGTACTGATGCTAATAAGTGGTGGAATATCACAATCGCTTGCAAGGTTACTAACAATGATATTCATGTTACTAACTTTTATGCAGATACTTGCCGATATGGTTTTGTATTTGACGGCCCCGGTAAGGCAGCAGCTTATATTAACAATATGATTTATACCTGCAATGATGAAACTGCTACCACTGAAACTGGCTATGCTGCTATTGCTTTGATTGGTACTAGTCCTAATCCTCAGTTCGTTGTTAATGGTGGTATTATTAACCGCTCCGCTAAAGTTAGCACAACTATTCAGTCAACTGGTACTTATCCTGTTACTAATGCTGTATGTAAGCTTGATGATGTTTACATTTATACTAAGCGTGAATATATCTTTGGTAGCGGTGCTGTGGAACGCGGTCAGTTTATTTGTACACCCGGCGAACACCGTTGCATTGATTTAGCTATCACTAATCAGGTGCAATACACAGTCGCTGGGCAGTCAGTTAGTGGCGACCCATACCAGTATAAGGCATTTGCATATATCCCAGTTGATACTAATACCTCACAGGGTTGTATCCACCTCACTGACGGAACCAACGTTGATTATAAAATCTATATTACAAAAAACGAAACAGATACATCGCTTAATATTACCGCATTTGATAACCGTAAGCTTAGTCAATCAATTTTTAATGCGTCTGCTGGTACAGGCAAGACAGTTACTTGGGATATTATTGACAGCGAAGATAAGCTATATTATTCTAGGGATTCTATATCTGTTATCCTATACTGCAAGCGCCATGCTTCAACTGAATTCACTGTTAGCTTGTCTGGATTCCAATCTGGTATTTCTCCTGTAATTCTTGACCGTATTAGAAATGAAGATGGCACTCCTATGGATTATCCTCGCTGGGATAACAACAATGGCATGACTGCTATTAAAGTTCTTCGTCCTAATATTAGCTAACTAATAAAACACCCCTAGGTGGTTATCCACTTAGGGGTGCTTTTTACTTATTTAGAACGGTAAATCATCGTCAATATCTTGCGGCAATTCATTAGGGAGCTTGTCAGTCATCCTCACTTTCATCATCTTCATCTTCATCTTCCTGCAAGGCATCAAAAGCGTTAAGAATAGAATAACTCATAACTTTACGAAACTCTTTGGTCAAAGGGAATGCAGAATCCTTATACTCTCCTTTGCTAGTTTTAATAGACGGCATGGAAACAAACAGACCTTTCTTACCATCCATAATCTTAAAGCCAGTGACAACAAACACGCCGCCAAACGTTACAGATACCATAGCAACCAAATTAGATTTCTTGTCGCCTTCAAAAGGATAGACACGAATGTCAGTGATAATAGAACTTGCAGATTTCTTAGCAGAATTGGTGGACTTAGCAGATGCTTTCTTGTTAGTGTACATAGTTAGTTCTCCTTTGTTAAATAATGATAAGTAAGAAATTTATATTGAGGACAGTTTTTATACTGACCACAACAATCGGTTTTAAGGTTGTACTCTTGGCGTGACACTCTCATACCCTCACAACGAATGTAATTTGTTGTATGAGAAATATAATAAGGACATGTAGCTCTTCTACTGATTCTGTAAGAATCTTTTTCTTTCAATTAAATCATCTCCTATCACTCCATTCCCACTGGAATATACTTGCAGGATTGCCATCAATTAACATAGCATATTCTTTGTCGGATTGTACTTTATGATAAGTTCCATAAAGTTCCTTACCATTTTCATCGTGGTTTATGCTAACAACTTCGGGCAAATAATCTATATACGATTCTCCACGTAATGAATAACAGAATGAATAATACATTCTATTAACAGGACTGTTTGTTGAGCGCAATGTATAACCACAAGGCTCAAGTACAGTTACAGAATATTCGTCTATGTGGTCTGTTTCTCCGTTGTCATCCGTAAAATCTCCTATGATATGTGTTCCTGGGGTTTTACGAATAAGCTTCTTATTTATGGATTCATCATAACTGATATTAGGACGAAAATATTCTTGTACTAGGTACTCAAAATCTTCATCGTTTACTATTTGCGTAAACAATTCGGAAAGCTGTTTCTTGCTTGCACCTGCTACAGTAGCCTTAACTTTTAAGTGCTTATCTGCATCTAAGTATGTTGCACAATAGCATTTACTTCCCCATGTTACAAAATCCTCATAGTGACCATCAAAGTCCATAATGCCAAAATTGTAACAATCTTTATTCTCACTGTTGTTAAGAATATTCTCATTAAATCTATCAATGGCTTTTTGAACATTCTCATTGTAGCCAACAAAATAACCGCTGTCTGTATCGTGATAGAGAGGTTCAATGCCTTGGCTTAATACTAGATAAAGCATAAAGCAAATAAGGTGCAGTCTACTATAAGCAACCGTATATAAACCATCTGTGAAAATATTTAGGGAATTTCTGGATTTAAGAAACTTAACCCCAGTTGGAATCCATTCAAATTTATCACCTTCCCCCTGCACACCAACTTCCTGTCTTAATGGCTTCATTGCTGAACATCCATACTGACCGTTCAATCCACCTTTACTTGTCATTAAGGCGAAGTGAACTAAATCTTTATTGTGGGTATTCATAATCTCTTGTGCTACAGAATCATCATAAAGCTTCAATCCCTCAAATGTAAAATCATTTAACGTTTCTACATGGTCAGCAACTTTATGCTCAAGTTTTTTGAATCCTGTTTTCTGGCGTGCATAATATTTAACTGTATTGCGTAAAGGCTTGTTAATAAACTTGTGGGCTGTCGCATAATAAAGTTCATCACATTCTGAACTAGTATAATCATAAAGCATTTGAATTAACATAAAGTCAATATCACAGCCATGAAATGTAAGTTCATCCGCTTTGACTACTTTACCATTGTCGAAGTTACCATTTTTAATATTTGTGCATTTGGATGTACTGATATAGCTATAAATGCAGTTACCAAAATCTTTAGCGTTAATATTATAAAAGGTAACATTTGCCATGAAGTTATATTTTATTGGCCTTTCAAACAAGATTGATTCACGGTATGCAGCTTGGAGGACTGAATAGAATTTAACATCTTTACATCCATATAACTCAATCCGCTGGTCGGGATAATCGAAGAACCCTGAGTTAGCGCCGCTTTCGCAGCCAGATAAGAACTCATAGTTTGCAGACTGGAAATTTTGATAACATTCATTAGGATTAACCTCCTTTCTCCATTTATAAGGGAATCGCCTACCATACATTGCTGATGGGTGCATAGAACTTGCATCAAAACACCAAACATCCTTAAATATTTTACCCACTGCATAAGGATTAGCATGAGTATAACCACCTGCAAGACAGTTTTGAAAGAACTCCATAAACGGTTCATTGTTCTTGAGTTCTATGGCTGCTGTAAATTGTGCAGTATGAACTTCTTTATCGGTAGCAATGTTTCTGTTAAGCCTTGTTTCACGCTTAATCATTGATGTGTTAGATACTCCAATATCTGATACTGTATCAACTTTAGTGAAGTTGGCCATATAGCGACATAGTGCATACAAAACTAGCTTGCAGTCACGTTCATTGTAAATGTATTCAGAATCAGGTAAATCTGACCACCAATAGTATTTTTGGTCATAACCACCTTTAACTTCTTTAAGCTTAGGAACTCCAAGCTCTGTACCTATAAGCTCAAGACTTTTACATGAAAGAATCTTAAAGCTGTCATAAAATTCAAGATGGTCAAAAGCTGCTACTAATGGCTGGTGCGGAGCAACTGCAATGAAACGTTTAGGATTAAAGTTCTTAATACAGAAATTTATGTTACGCATCATTGCTTCAAATTCATAGCTCAAGTTATGCACAAAGATTTTGACGTATTCATCATTATTCTTAGCATCCTCATTGATTCTCTCAAATTCTGAAGAAATTGAATCATAAGTTCTAAAGAAATTATAATCCATTTCATTCTCAAAGTCACTAAATGGTGCATGAGGTATAGGACGATAAGCAAATGAAGCTAGGCCGTGAAGATAAGTGCTTTGCAAATGCTCTTGAAGTTCATCCTCACCATACATTAAGGATGATGTTTCAATATCATAACAATATATGATAGTTGAATACTTATGTTCATTGCGCTTTCTCACATATAGCACCACCTTCTTTCATTCTGGAATATTACCACAAATTATACTTAGATGCGAGTTCTGTAAATTCTTCATAAACTTTTTTATGCTTATTTATGAACTCTTCATTGCCCTGTGTAATAGACCTAAGTTTATCACTTGCATCAATCAGCACTTTACCAATTTGGTCAGAATTTCTTAGCAGATTATCATACTCTGAATAAGCTCTATCCATATCTGCCAAAGTATCAAGTCCTAGCTTTTGACCCAATGTACATAATTTTTTCAAATCGTCTGCGGGAATATTCCTGCTATAGGAACCCATAAGATTATTAAGTATACCAGAAATTGCTCCCCATTTCTTTTTACCGAAATAGACATCTGGATTTCTAAGAATCTTATATGCGGCATCGCTATAATTAAAAACATCCTCAAGACGATTAGCTACTCTCAATGACCTATAACTGCTTTTAATAGATTTATGCAAGGAATAAATATGCTCTGAATATTTAGATAGATACTCTTGCATTAGCTTTTGTGATGTTTTATCTTCAACATTATCAACTGCATCAATGAGGTCATTATACAGTTCTTCAGCTTCATCAAGAGCAGTATTAGCAGTAAATTTCAGAGCATTTGCAACGTCAGGCGATTGTCTACCTCTAAGACTTTCTTTAAGCTCACCTGTTACAGTGATACCTGCTTTTCTGGATTTACGTCTTGTTGCGCCTATCTTTTCCAGTAACCTAGTTGCTTCGGCTTGACGCTTAAACTCTTTGTTCTTTGCCATAACGTTACTCCTGCTTTCGTGAAGCTAACTCTTTTCTAATGTCATTATCATAACGGTCAAGCAGATAACACAACTCTCTAAGCTGACAATCTTGGCAATCCTTATCCATAAAGTGTGTAAGCCATGAGGGACAGGATTTAATGTACCAGTTATCACATAGTTTATTAAGTAAAGCAAGAGTTTCTGTATCTAGGTCTTTAATTGTCATAATAAACACCTTCCACGTTTTCCGGCCAAACAGAATCTAAGCAATCGCCTACAAAATATTGGTTAAATGTACAGTTAGAACTTGGTGCTACTGAATAATAAACTACTCTGTCATCATGCTCTATAATATCAATAACCTTACCAATTTTAGCAATGGTAATTGCTCTTTTCTCTTGTCCATCTCCATAGAAATAACCATACTCTCTTACATTGTATTTAATGACTGAGCCTATGGAGAGTGGATGAATGGGAACATCATAACGCATTGTATAAACTCCTATCTTAAACTAATCGCTTAAATCATTATTAACTCCTCTTAGGATGTCAATGATAGCTCCTAAAACCCACAATAAATTGAGCATTGTATCACCTTCAAACTATATAATAAATTTTAGAATCATTCGCTGAGGATAAAAAGATGAATCAACAGCAAGAAAAAATACCCTAAACTTAAGATATTCATTCTCTTTGCTAATATTTTTGAATTTTCCTACCCATTTAATACCACCGTATATATCACCAATATAAATTAAAGTATCTGCTGTAACAGAACCACAACTCATTAGAATATCATGGATTGTCATATGTCTACTCCTTTAAGCGAAACGCTACAATGTTGTCAATATAGTTAATTCTAACTTCTTCAACTTCCCAAAGTCCAAAAACATCAACTAAATCTACTGCCATACCTCCTGCACGCAGTATTAGACGTTTTTTAGAATCATATTCAAAAATATAAATGTAAGTCAACGATTCATCAAATACACTTGAATCAAGAAATTCCTCAAAAGTCATTTATTTCACCTACTTTCTTAAATAATGAAGAGGGAGAGGGGAGAGGGGAATTTTTGGTTTTAAGAAATTGAACCCCGATTTATTTTCAGGCTTCTTGCAACACCCCCGGTGGGCGGCGCGGCAAGGTTGGTATTAAGCTTAATGCCCATACTCAACATTTTCTTAACGGTCGGACGCTTTAGCGCTTTAATGCGGTGAAGTGTGTTAAGGATTTGTCAATCGCTTTAGAACTCTAAATTGCTAAAGTGTGTTAAGAATTTAACAGATTAGCAGTTAGGCTTAACTATTGCTAGTTATTTATACTTAATAGTAAAGAGTTCTAACTAAAAATTTGCATAAAAAATGCGCTGCTTTTAACAGCGGCGCATATTTTATTTTTGGTCAATGCTGATTTAATGCGGTTGAAATGACGATTGCAAAGTCATCATCTAGATTTTTGCGGGCGGCGCGCTTGCCGGTTTTGGAATCGTTATATAGATTTACCTTGCGCGGATAATTCCAGCCGGTATTGTAGCGAATCCAATTACTAAACTTTGCAACGTGTTGCGCGGTTGTGGCACTATAATAGCCAAATACCCACAAAATACCAGTAGAGAATTGATAGGCGGCAACGATAGTTGAATAGCTTTGTAGAATCAAAAAATCGGAAAAATCGGGTTTAATAATCCATGCCGTACAATAATACAAGCGACTTTTAGAGCCGCCAACATGTAAACTGGACTGATATACAACGGCCTTTACAATATCAGAACGTGTGTTGTAAATCATTGCGCAAACACCGCCTTTACAAAGTCGTCAATAGATTCGCTGGTGTTATTCGTATCGTGTAAAATGGTTGGTTTGTAAATGCTGGAAAAACCGGACGCAATAAAGCCGCTTTCACAAGAGCGGAATGTATCAATATTGCAATAGGCTGTGTCCACAAGTCCACAATTGTCGAATAATTCGCGCTTGATTGTAAAACCGTTGTCAATGCCGGATTTTTTCGGGCTGATTGTAATAAGTTGCATTTTCATTTTTTGTATATCTCCTTTATAAATATTTTCGCTTTTCAGCGTGGAAGCGGACTTTACAAGAAAATCCGCTGGAAAGTTTTTATTTTACTGTTGGCTCAAAGGGCGCTCAATGGGAACGGCAACGGCGTTGAACACCTCACGCGGAATGCCCATGGTGTTTTCAGCTTTGGGCTGAACGTCAAGAACTTGCCATTTGGTACACGGCTCTGCGTTGTGCAATGCCTTTTCAACCTTTTCTGCATCAAGAACGCCGTCAAACTGTTTTACCATTTCACCGGATTCCACGGAAAAGTCGTCGTTGAAACGTGCATACTTTACACGGGCGACAGTGCCCGCCTTAACAGTCCGGCTCACACAAGCGGTACTTTTGGGTTTGTCATTGATGGGGCGGGTAATGGTAATAATTTCATTCTCTCCGTCAACGGTTTTTTCGATTTTCCAACTAGTCATAATAAAATGTCTCTCTTTCTCACGCTTTTGCGTGTGGTATGGTACAATGGGGCGGTACAACTTATCGACTATCCCTAACGCTGTTATACCAATGACAACGGCAAGTATTTTATACATTTGCAATGTTCATAATCGTAAAACCAAAGTCTTTCAATATTTTTGTTTTGGAATGGGATTTTCTTTATTTCCCTTTCCTCTTATACAATTATATTATAACATACACTAAAAATAATACCATGCAATTTTGTTGCAAATTATATGAATAAATGTGTGCTGTTAAATTTATAACAATCGCTTTAATGCTCTAAAGTGGCAAAGTGTGTGCTAATCATGCAATGCCCGTCACTACACATATAAGCGCTTTAATGCTTTGAAGTGCTAAAGTGTGTGAATAATTTAACAATCGCTTTAGTGATTTAAAGTAGTGTAGTATGTGAATAATTTAACAATATACCAGTTAGAGATGACTAACTATACCATATGTGAAAAATTTAACAAAGGGGAAAAATGGAAAAAATTGGTAAAATGTTTTGAC